TGAGGTGGACTAACAGGGGGAGTATTACCAGCGCCGCCAGAGTCGTTACCACGACCTCCACCGCCGCCACCAGAACCACCAGAAACTCCTGTTCCACCACCGCCAGAATCTCCAAGACCACCACCTCCGCCACCAGCGGAAGTAACAGAAGAAAAAACTGAATTTGCACCACTTGAACCATCTTCGGGAACTCCTGTTCCTCCTGCAGCGCCACCAGCACCAATCGTAATTGGATACCCTTGAGCAGATACAGGTAAACCTCCTGTAGCTGGGTTTGGAAAAGATTGACGATAACCGCCAGCACCTCCACCACCTGCACCTTGATCTCCTCCAGAACCTCCACCACCTGCAATTACTAAATAATCTACGGTGTTAGAACCCGCTGAATTACCTGCACAAGATACAGTAAATGTTCCAGTAGAATTAAATGTATGAATTTTAAAATCACCCGAGGTTGTAATAGTGCCACCAGTAGCAGTAACATATAAAGTGTTTTCTAAATCACCTACGTTGTTTTCAATAGTATATAACCAACCTCTTGTTGCATCTATATATTGTAAAACAACAGAAGCACGATTTGTATCTAAAAGAGAATCGCCTGTATTACCTTGTATTTTTGAACCGTTTCTTGCTATAGAAAAATTATTTGTAGCAAAGGTAGAAGCATAATCTTTAAATGCCACAAAATCATTTGCACTAGGGGAAGAAGGTAAGGTAGCAGTAATTGCACCTGATGTTGTATTAACAAAATATCCTTTTCCTGCAACTGCTGTAAAATCACCTGTTTTAATATCTCCTGTTTGCCAATCAATATCTCCTGTAACTAAAGTATTTGGATCAGTAAAAGATAATGTGCCTGAAGCATTTGTTGTAATAATACTATTTGCTGCACCATCAGCATTAGGAACAATAAAATCTTGATTTGCTGAAACAGTAGAAGGAGATTGTAAAGAAACAGAGTTAGAATTATCTGAATCGTTTAGTGTAAGTTTTCCTTGATCACGAATTCGTACATTTGCCATATCATTAGTTTTGGTATTTGTATCTGATTACAACGACACCTGATCCACCGCCACCGTTTTGTTTAGGGAAAGGTGAATTATCACATCTTGCTCCACCACCACCACCTTTATTAGCTGTTCCGTTTGCAGAAGGTTCAGGAGTGTTTCCTCCAGTTCCTCCTCCAAAAGGAGCAGAACCGTTTGTTGTATTAGCTTGTGAACCTGATCCACCTCCACCACCTGCATAACTTACAGGAGATGCTGTAATACTTGTTGTTACACCATTACCGCCGTTGCCACCATTTTCAGGAGAAGGTTGACCTGGATAAGAACCAGCTTGACCAACAGCTCCAGCTCCACCACCACCAGCTCCAGCATTACCTGGACCAGAGGAAGGACTTGGATTTGGTGCACCAGCACCGCCAGCACTACCTTGAGAAGGACTTACAGGAGGTGTATTACCAGCTGCTGGAGCTGAAGCACAAGAATAACCTGTTCCTCCTCCACCAGAACCGCCTGATGCGGCAACTTTTCCGTTTGGTGCTGGTGTATAATAATTACCACCAGAACCGCCACCTGCAGAAGATATTGATGAAAAAACAGAAGCAGAACCTGAAGTGTTAGCTGTTCCAGTATCAGGAGCTGTTCTTTCAGCACCAGTTCCACCGCCACCTACAGTAATAGGATAGCCTGTTGCGGATACAGGAAGTGAACCACCTGGATTTGCTAAAGGTGATCCTGTCCATGCAGCAGGACTTGGTACGGATTCTCTAAATCCACCAGCGCCACCGCCACCACCTAATCTGTAACCACCGCCACCACCACCTGCAATGACCATATAATCAACAGTATTTGAGCCTGAAGCGTTACCTGCACACGATACAGTAAATGTTCCTGAGCTATTAAAAGTATGAATTTTATAATCTCCTGATGTTGTAACTGTTCCACCAGAAGCTGTAACATAAGCTGCTGGAACTGTTCCGCCTTGATCAGCTACACTTGTAATTACCCAACCTTGAGTTGAATCTACATAAAGTATTTGTAGAGCCTCTCTATCTCTAGAAAAAACAACATCATCAGTTGAACCTTGAATTTTTTCAGAACCATTTGCTGATACAGTACAATTATTTGAATCCCATGTACCTGCATAATCAACTAAACCTATTTGTGTACCTGCTGAACCAGCAGGTAAATTAACTGTTATAGCACCACCGGTAGTATTAACTAAATAACCTTTACCAGCCACTGCTGTAAAGGTGCTTGTCTTAATATCTGAAGTTTGCCATTCTAAACTATCACCAAATCCGTTTGCAGTCCCACTATTTGTGATCGTGGCTCCTGACGGAATCGTGAATGTGTCACCTGAGTCCCCCATCGTGAAAGAAGTTCCCGTTGCAGGGGAAATTTTATTAACTTTAATTTCTGAAGCCATTATATTATTACCAAATTACCTGTTATTGTTTGAGTTCCAGTTACCGTTACCGGTCCTGCTAAAACTCCTGAATCTATTGTTTGATCATCACTTAAAGTAGAATTATGTGTTGTTACATATGCTGTTGGATCCATGCTAGGAGATGGTGCACGTTTCGCTGGATATGTACAAAAAACATCTTTCGTACCTGCTGAAAAATCGACAGCAGCATCACCATTTGTACTCTCAAGAATTGTTGTTCTCGATAACGTATCGGGTGTTGCATCAGTTACTGTTCCAATACCAATTTCATACTCTGTGCCAGATTGAGCTGCAATACAATAATATGTTGTATTGGTTGTACCAATCCCTGCAACAAAAGTTTGAAATCCGCCACTTGCTCCTGCAAGGTTAATGGTTCCAGTTCCTGTTGATGTCGTGGTTTCTTTAACACGATCATTGATAATCAATGCCATGTTAAATCCTTACGATAATCTCAATATAGCTGTACTTGTGCCTGGTGCTGGAAACTGAACAGTAAATGTACCGTTGGTTGCTGTAAAGTCAGAACCAAAGTTTAAAACACAAACTGCATCAGTAGTACCTGAACCACCATCAGTGGTAGTATTGTAAATCAAAGCGCCTCTTGCTGTAAAACTTGCTGATGTCCACTGAGGATCAGTTGAAAAATCTACATACGCTGTTGATGCTGATGTGCCACCTGTAACTGATTGACCAGCTAAAGCAAGCCCTCCTGCCGTATAAGCAGAACCAGATGTGTTTGTTATTTCATTACTTGTTGAGTAGTCTTCTGTAGAAGCACCTAAACTCGCACTTGATGTAAACAATGCAATTTTAAAAGTACTACCACCACTTGCAAAATCATGAAATCCTTTTAACAGATCTCTTTTGAATGTATTGCAAACCGCTTGTGTTATAGCCATTTTTATCTCCTATGGTTGTTGTGAAGGCAAAGGTAAACGAATAACACCGTCTTGGTATTCATCTCTTCGTCTTCTTCCTTGTTGTTCTATTGCAAGTCTTTGTACAGCTTCTTGATAGCTTTTTTCATATTGTGCAAGCAAATCATACGGTCCTTTAAGGTATTTAAAAGCCTCAATAAGACAAGCATACAATAATACTTGTGGCGCATTTGTACTAACCCAACTTGTTGTGTTAGTTGCGGAAAGCCCTGTTTCATTACGATTCAAAGCTAATTCTATATTATATGCTACATCGGGAGTTGGAGCAACATATAATGTGTTTTGATCCCACATAGCATAGTATCTTGGCTTACCTTGAGATGTCCTATTAGGCCAATATTCAGTCATATAACTAATATCTTTTTGAAGTAAATAACTTCTTACATTTGCAGTAGATCCAGTCGTTGGATATATAGATGCCGTACGAACAAAAGACATTGTACTTGGAGTTGATCCAGGCAAAACAATAAACTCATTTCCTACACTTAATGTAGTAAATTGATAAGATCTAAAACAATCTAAATCAACTTCTCTAAATATACGCAGTTCAGCTTGAGAAATAAAATCGTTAAGTATTGTCGTTGTAAGAACATCAGATGATGTTTCTGTATAGTTTTTTATTTGATCTACTAATTCTGAATAAGTTGTCATGATATTACCACCGCTGCTGTGCCTAATTGTGTGTTCATTATAGTATCTTGATTAGCTTGTGAACTACCACTTAATGGTTGCATTGTTCTAACCTGTACTGTTTCCATTGCGCCAGGTGCAGGTATGGGATTAAATTGTTGTATTGTTTGCATCACTGTTTGAAAACCATTTGCACCAATTGCTGGTGAAACACCATTTGCACCTCCTGCACTCATGCTTGTGGATGTTGGGTCATCATTAATATAAATACCACCAATTGGAATTGTTACACTAACTATTTGAGGTTTTGGATGTTGTAACGATTGAGGATCAGTTGGATGATTTGTAGGATTTAACAAAGGCGATTTAGGCTCATATTCTGAAACATGTACCCATGCACCAGTCCATTCTTGAACCATTTCATTATATGGATAAGCCATACCATCACGATCAGAAATTCGTAATGCAAATTTTCCTGGAGCATATCTACCCATTAGTAAGTTCCTGCTGTAACATTAACATGTGGCACAAAATGAGAACTAACATTTCCTCTGTTTGTGTCTGCTGCTCTTTTAAATTCTTCTTCATATAAAATTTTTAAAACTTGTGTTCTATCAGGTGCATATTTCAACGCTAAATAGTAAGCTAAACCTGCTGTTAAACAAGGTAAGAAAGAAAAAGGTATTTCATTGTTATTTGTATAGTCTCCTGAATCTTTCATACGAAGCATTGCATAATATACAACTGTATAAGCAGCATCAGCTGCGGGATACAAATACAAAGTAGGATTAATTGTTTTTTCAAAATAATATTGTGTTGGTCTTCCTGCAGAAGTTTTTACAGTGTAATTTAAATAAGTAGATCTGCTTATAGGCGAACATGAATATTCATTATTACTAGAATCTCTAATAACAATATCTGTTATTTCTACAATTTGAGAAGCGGAATCTGCAGCAGAGCCAAATAAAGCAGTACCACTTAATTGAGTGGTAGTAGCCGCAAGAGCTGCAGTTTGTTTTTGAATTGTCCAAAGATTTAAACCTCTATTAGACCATTCAGCTAATAACAAGTTTAATGAACGACGTGCGGTTTTAAGTTGGTAACCTGTCCTGTCTTGTAAACCGCATCGTTCAAAAGCCTCTTCGACTATTTCATCAATGGATAAATTAAAATCCGCTGTGCTAGCATATGTTGGCATTTAACTATTTAGCAATGCCAGTACCACGTTTAGCTATTCCGCCACCACGTTTGTTAATAACACCTTTACCAGTTCCTTTACCAAACTTACCGTAAGATTCATCACGACTCGCTTTTAACTGAGCTGGTGTTCTTTTCTTTTTAATTCTCATAGCGATAGATTCATCTTTTCTATCTTTGTAGCCTTGTTGTTTTTTACCAACTGGACCACCGTCTTTTAGTCCCATCGCCATTCTTTTGTGTTGGTTAATTCCTCCACCTTTAGCTCTTTTCTTAACCATGCTTCCGCCACCAGCTTTTTTCTTAACCATGCTTCCGCCACCTCTTTTTTTTGC